TCCAAGTTCAGCTTCTTCAAACTTGGAACAATCCGGGATATCTGTCCGACAAATTAATCGCAAATGACATTGCGGACTGGTATCGAAAGTTCTCGGTTATGAAAATCGCTTATTCGGCGCGAACGGCCAGCGCTGTTGCTGCTCGATTAATACCGGCTGGGCTTCCTTGCGAAGCCATCGACGGCCAGCCGTATGCGACCAGCTGTGATGAGTTCCTATCGGCTATCTCAAGTGGTCGATTAGCCCATTCGAATCAGGAGGAATTGACCCGGCATTGCTTGTCAGCGGTTAGAGTTAATTTTGGCGATGGCGGTTGGATTATGGGTCGTAAAGTTTCGGCAGCTGTGATTACGGGAGCAGTCGCAGCTGCTATGGCCTCCCATTACGCTACCCAATCCACTTCCGGAGTAGATATCATCGTCGCGTAGCACATATGTCCTACAATTAGGCCCAATGGGCGCAGTTAGAGATTTCTTCTTTCCAGTATCAAAGCCAAATCGGGTATCCGATGTCGAAGCGGCATTAACGCCGGTACAAATTTCAGATTCCGTATATAACATTTTAGGTGGCTCGACTAATACGACTCGTCAATTAGCAATGAGCGTTCCAGCCGTTGCTAGAGCTCGCAACATAATTTGCGGAACGATTGGCTCACTTCCACTTACAACTTTTAACCGCATTACCGGCGAATATGTTGATCCTCATCGAGTAATCAATCAACCAGACCCAAGAGTCGCCGGTTTTGTTATTTACACTTGGTTGGCCGAGGACATTTTTATGTACGGCGCTGGGTATGGACAAGTCTTGGAAATGTACTCAGCAACCGATGGCGGTCGCGTAAGAGCTTGGACTCGAGTCAGCCCAGATCGCGTAACAGTCGATACAGATTTTAAGAATACGACAATTACCGGATATAAGGTCGATGGAATGTCAGTACCTAATTCCGGAGTTGGTTCATTGATTCGCTTCGATGGTGGCGATGAAGGATTCTTACATCGAGCTGGCAAGACTGTGAATGCAGCGGTTTATTTAGAGAACGCGGCTGTTACTTACGCGAAAGACCCAATGCCGACTCTCGCTCTCAAATCAACCGGCACAAATCTTCCAGCTGAAAGAATTCAATCCTTGCTTAATGCTTGGCGTACCGCTCGCCAATCTCGAGCAACCGCTTTTCTAAATGCCGATGTCGATATTAAAGAGATTGGCTTTGATCCCAAGTCATTACAGCTCACCGAGGCGCGTCAATATGTCGCATTAGAATTAGCAAGGGCTGCGGGTATCCCGGCTTACTTCTTGAGCGCCGAGACGACTTCAATGACTTACTCGAACGCGGTTAGCGAACGGCGCTCATTAGTTGATTTCTCACTTCGCCCAATATTGAAGGCGATTGAGGAAAGGCTATCCCTTCCGGATTTTGTACCGAATCCGGTAATGGTGCGCTTTGATCTTGATGATTTCCTACGCGGAAACGCTTTAGAACGCGCTCAAGTGTATGAAATTCTAAACCGCATCGGCGCGATGAGCGTTGAGCAAATTCAACGCGAGGAGGACTTAATTCCCAATGAAAATTAATCTACCTATGGCGATTACCGCTGCCGATTCAACTAAGCGGACAATCACCGGCAAAATTGTGACTTGGAATGAGGAAGGTAATACCTCAGTCGGTCGTACAGTTTTCGCATCTAATTCAATTGAGCTAAAAAATGTGAAATTGTTGCTTGAGCACGACCGCACCCGTCCAATTGGCAAAGTTGTTGAATTCACCGAAACAAAAGACGGCATCGAAGCGACATTCAAGATTGCTAATACTATGGCCGGAGAAGATGCTTTAGTTGAAGCATCTGAGGGCTTACGCGATGGCTTTTCAGTCGGCGCAATGATTAATGAATGGACAAACGACAAAGGCGTTATGAAAATTACTAGCGCCAGCCTCGAGGAAGTTTCGCTGGTTACTGATCCAGCAATTGATTCGGCTCGCGTAAGCGAAGTCGCAGCTTCAGAAAACGAAGCGCCAAAAGAAGATTCTGAGCCAGCAACCGCTGAGCCAGATAAACCAACCGAAGGAGAACAAGTGTCAGACACTACCGCTCCAGCTCCTACCGAAGAAGCGGTAGAAGCTGCTAAGGTGGAAAACGTTCAGGCAGCTCGCCCAGCGTTCTACACCACACCTCGCCTTGAGTTCACAAAGGCAAAATACCTAGAGGCTTCAATCCGCGCCAAAGTTCTTGGCGATGATGAGTCTCGTCAATATGTCCTCGCAGCTGACGACACCACTTCAAACAACAGCGGCTTGATTCCAACCCGTCAGTTGACTGAAATTATCAATCCGCTTTCAAACGCAGATCGAGGATTCATTGACGCAATCAGCAAAGGCGTTTTGCCTGATGCTGGTATGACTTTTGAAATTCCAAAGATTACCGCAGTTCCAACAGTAGGCGTTGAGGCTGAGGAAGCAACAATTGACGAAACAGGAATGACTTCCTCATTCGTCACAGTTAACGTTAAGAAGTACGCTGGCGGCCAGGAATTCAGCGTTGAGCTTCTTGATCGCTCCAGCCCCGCCTTCTTTGATGAACTTGTTCGTCAAATGGAGTTTGCATATGCAAAAGCAACTGATCTTGATGTAACAGCACAAATTGCTCTTGCTACAAACGTTTCTGATTACACAGCTCAAACCGCAGATGGTCTTGTAAAGTTCTGTGCTTTGACTTCCGCTCAAATTTACGATGCGTCTCTTGGCTTTGCTAAGAATCTTGTGGTTTCCCCAACACAATGGGGCAACATTATGGGTTATGCAGAATCAAGCGGTCGCCCAATATTCAACGCTACTAACCCATCGAACGCAGCCGGCGCAGTAGGCCCACAGTCACTTCGAGGCAACGTAGCAGGATTGAATCTCTACGTCTCTCGTTCAATTGGAGTCGCAGCTAATACCAGCGCAGCTAACCTTGCTTCGTTGTTCAATGTCAACCCAGACTCGTTTACTTGGTATGAATCCTCAAGATTCCGCCTTCAGACCGATGTTGTTGCTACCGGCCAAATTAAGGTTGCTTATTATGGCTATGGTGCTCTCGCTGCTAAAGTTGTTAACGGCATCCGCCACAACAACACAATCGGAGCTTAGTAATCCAATAGTGACGGCCAGTCCGCTCCCGAGCTGGCCGCTCACCCATTAGAAGGAAGGATAGGAAATGCCCTCGATCGTATTAGCCTCTGAGCTGAGGACAATCTTGGGCGTTTCCTCATCCCTGTATAACGATGCTTATTTAAACGACATTATTGACACCAGCGAGAACATTATTCTTCCAATGCTGGTTACATTCGCTTCGGACATCAAAGCCGTCAAGCTCGAGGATAATATTGCTTACTTCACTACCTCAACAATTCACGAATTCACCGAAGGCCAATCCGTCGTAATAACTGGCTGCGGATCACCATTTAACGGCACTCGCACAGTTACCGATGATGAAATTACCGATTATGTATTTACCGCAGCTATCACTAATGCAGATATTTTGGAAAAAAACATTATCCCAGCCGGAAAAGCTACGCTCTCTGGCGCATCTACCTATGTCGGAAATGCCAATGTCGAATCTGCAGTATTGGCAGTTGCCGTTGAAGTCTTTCAATCCAGAACCGCCGCTGGCGGACAAATAGAGGGAGTGGATTTCGCCGTTACCCCTTTCCGGCTTGGCCGCTCCCTCTTCAATCGAGTAGCTGGATTACTCGGGCCATATATTGATACAGAAACGATGATCGGTTAATGCCATCGTCAATTTCAACTGATGTCCGAGGAGCAATTAAGACAGCTCTAGCCGGAGTGACCGCAAATGTGTATGACACAGTACCGGAAGCGCCAATCGTCCCAGCTGTCGTAATCGTTCCGGATTCGCCGTATATGGAACTTGAGACAATTGGCCGCGCCAATGTCCGCGTTAATCTTAATTACACCATAACGGCTTGCGTTGCGTATTTCAGCAACGCCGCTTCTTTAGACAACCTTGAGAAGCTTGTTATTAGTATTCTTAGCGCCTTATCCGCGTCTAAGTATGAGCTCTCGACAGTCGAAAGGCCGTCGGTGACTCAGGTAGGGACAACAACCCTATTAGTTTCAGATATTCGCTTGAGCGTCCGCTACGAGCAAACCGCATAGGAGACCCAAATGCCAACAACAGTAATAACTGGGCGCGATGTGACCTTCACACTCGATACAGCAAATTATGACGCCCAAGCAACAAGCGCAGTCCTCAGCTGCGATACGATTATCGAGACTTATCAGACTCTCGATGGTCGCGCATATAAGTCCGTAGATAAGCAATGGACTTTCACAATCGAGCTTCTTCAAGATTGGGGCGCAGCTTCATCTTTGTTCGAAGCAATGTGGGCTGATGCAGAATCAGCACCTAACACCACACTCGCCGTCAGTTTCACAGCAGTATCCGGCGCAGTATTCGCTTTCAATGTCCTTCCAATCTTTCCAAGTGCCGGTGGCGCAGCTCCCGGAGCTTTGACAGATACTTGGACAATGACAGTAGTGGGAACGCCAACAGAAACATTTAGTTAAGAGATCGGAGCATCGGGAGATGAAATTAAATATCACAATTAAATACACAAATGGCGAAGTGGAAACCTACACCGCAGGGCTTCCTGAGTGGGCTAAGTGGGAACGGAAAACTGGCAAGTCGATCTACAAAATGACCGATATCAAGGAATACCAGCAGACCGATTTCTTATTCTTAGCCCATTGCGCCTATGTCAGAGCCGCAGCTGGTAAGCCGGTTAAAAGCTATGACATCTGGGAAGTAACTGTCGATGAATTAGTTATCGGAGACGCTGAGAACCCAAAAGCTACCCAGCCGGAAGCCTCAATCGACTCTTAATCGAGTTGGCTATCGCAACCGGCATCCCAGCCCAATACTGGGAAAACGCGGAAGATTTATTAACGGCCGTAGAGATACTGGAGAAGCGGAATGGCGGTAAATGAGCCAATCACCTACGACAGGGCAGAGCTCCGGTCTATTCTTAAAGCTTTTAAAGCTCTTGACGATGAGGCTGTTGATGAAGCTAAATCTGCGAGCAATGCGCTGGCTCAATTCGCATCCGACAAAATCAAACAGACCGCGTATGGCAGATTTGTTTCCGCCGAAGCTGTTCGACGAGTCGCCGAAGGTGTTCGCGTCTCAAAGTCAAGCAAAATTGGAGAATTCTCCTACGGCTTTGCTTCTCAGCGTTTTTCAGGTGGCGGTAATACACAAATCCTCTGGCCGGGTCTTGAATTCGGATCTAATCGTTATAGCCAGTTCCCCAGACGCACTCCCACCAAAGGCCGCGGAAATTCTGGCTACTTCATCTATCCGACCCTTCGCAAAATTCAGCCTGAATTAGTGAGACAATGGGAAGATGCTTTTGACAAAATTCTTAAGAAATGGGATGACTAATGGCCGGTAGTAGAACCTTAAAACTATCCATCCTCGCTGATGTTGATGATTTAAAAAAGAAGCTGGATACCGGATCAAAAGAGGTCGAAGGTTTCGGCGGTAAATTAGAAAAGTTTGGCAAAGTAGCCGCAGCCGCTTTTGCAGCCGCCGCAGCTGCAGCAGCCGCTTATGCCGCTAAGTTAGCCATCGATGGCGTTAAAGCTGCCATCGAAGATGAAGCCGCTCAGAATCGTTTAGCCAATGCCCTTAAAAATGTCACCGGCGCTACTGAGGATCAGATTAGTGCGGTCGAAAAGCAAATCAGTAAATTATCGCTTGCCAATGGCGTTGCTGATGACAAACTGCGTCCGGCTTATCAACGATTAGCAACGGCAACCGGAGATTTATCTAAAGCCTCCGGCGCTCTGACTTTAGCGCTCGATATCAGCGCTGCAACTGGAAAAGATGTTGAAGCTGTCAGCAATGCACTTGGGAAGGCTTATGAAGGCAATACCACAGCTCTAGCCCGACTTGGAATCGGTATGAGCACAGCTGAAATCAAGACTCTCGGTCTTGACGGCACAATGCAACAATTGGCAAAGACTTTCGGCGGAGCTGCAACAGTCCAAGCAAATACTCTTGAAGGCCAGATAGCCAGACTAAAGGTCGGCTTTGATGAAGCTAAAGAATCAGTCGGCGCTGCACTATTACCAATGGTTCAAAAGTTTATGGATTACATTGTTAATACTTTGATTCCAATGCTACAAAAGGCTAAAGCAGCGGCTATTGATCCAATCGTTACTGCGTTTAATAATAACCGAGAAGCCTTAGAAGATTTGTGGTTCTTTACTAAAACTTATTTAGTGCCCATATTTGAAGGCGCTTTGATTGGAGCAATTACAAATGTCGGCAAAGCTGTTGCCGGAATCATCAACATTATTGGCACAGTCGTAAATGCAATAAAAGGCTTAGTAAGCGGCGCGATAGATGCCATCAATAAGATTATCGAAGCTTACAATCGAATTCCATTGCTTCCCAATGTGCCTACAATTTCAAAGCCAAGTCTCGGTAGCTCTACCGGAGGCGGTGGAAGCATTACCCTTCCGGGCGGTGGCGGAACTGTGACAGTACCTAGTCCCAGCGTCGGTGGTTCTACTGGAGGTTCAACTTCTAGCGGATCATCAGGTTCTACTGGTGGAGGCGGCGCTTCGGTAGCCAGCACAGTTGCTCAAACCACAGAAAAAGTTGCGAAAAGTGTGGCCGAAGCTGTCATCGATTGGATGCCTACTCGGACTGGAACTGTCGCGGGGTTTAGAGCTTTTGAATCCGGCGATGTTATTAATATGCCGGGAATCCCATCTAACTTTGATGTCGCTCGGGTTCGAGCAGCTGAATCGGGAGTCACAATTGTCGTCCAAGCTCCAAGCGCAATCGATGAAGAAGGCTTCACAAGAGCTGTCGTAAATGCGATGAATCAGACTCAAGCCAGAACTGGCGGAGGCGGAAGTCAGCTAGTCCTATGACCCTTTGGAATCCTGAGTACCGAATAAAGGTCAATGGATCAACAAAGACCTCAGCAACTCTTAGCGGTTTAACAATTACCTCTGGTCGCATAGATATTTATTCTCAGCCTATTGCTGGTTATTGCAATTTGACCTTAATTGAGACAAATGAATCTGCAGTCGATTTTGAAATTAATGATTCGGTCACAGTCGAGGTGAAAGATTCAACCGGCACATTTGTCAATCTCTTTGGTGGGTTTATCACCGATTTAACTGTTCAAGTGCAGACATCTGGTTCAACGGCTACAAGTCAAAGAATAAACATAATTGCAGTAGGCGCTTTGGCTCGATTGAGCCGAGCTGTATTTGAAGGCAATTTAGCTAGCGATTACGACGGCAATCAGATTTACGCGGTTTTGGAGGGTATCCTCTTTGATCGATGGAACGAAGTACCAGCTGCAACTCAATGGAATACCTATGCTCCGACAACTCAATGGCAGGATGCCGAAAACACCGGATTAGGCGAAATTGACCGACCCGGCGATTATGAGCTTGATTCTCAAAATAATTTAAATGACACCGCATATAACATCGCAGCTCGATTGGCTACTTCTGGACTCGGATATTTGTACGAGGACGCTCAAGGCCGCATCGGTTATGCCGACTCCACTCATCGAAGCCAATATCTAGCCGCCAATGGATATGTTGATTTAGACGGCAATCACGCCTTCGGCCCTGGGCTTGCCATTATCAAGCGAGCTGGCGATGTCAGGAACGCAATAACCATCGCTTACACCTCGTCCGGCAATTCCACCCACACCGAGGAAGATGCAGCCTCTATTGCCCTTTACGGCCAATTAGCGACCACAATTTCGACTACCCTCAAGAATCAAACTGATGCTGAGGATCAAGCGCTGTTCTATCTCGACCTACGGGCTTATCCGCAATTCCAGTTGCGTCAGATTTCCTTCCCTGTTGGATCAACTGAAATCGATAATACAGACCGCGATAGCCTTTTGAATGTCTTTATGGGTATGCCGGTGAATATCACAAACCTGCCCGGCAATATGGTAAATGGCGAATTTCAAGGCTTTATCGAAGGATGGACTTGGACAGCTTCTCTCGGGCGTCTCGACCTATCAATGAATGTTTCGCCGGTCGCCTTCTCATTACAAGCCTTCCGCTGGAATAGCGTCCCAGTTACCGAATACTGGAACACTCTGTCTAACACATTGGAATGGATTGACGCTACAATCGTCGCCTAAAGGAGCATAAATGCCAACAACAACCAATTTTGGCTGGACGACCCCAGCCGATACAGATTTAGTCAAGGATGGTGCAGCTGCTATCCGAACTCTAGGTAATGGAGTCGATACGAGTCTTGTCGATCTCAAAGGCGGAACGACCGGACAAGTATTATCAAAGGCCTCAAATACTGACCTCGATTACACTTGGGTAACTCCGAATGTCGGAGATATTACTGAGGTCCAAGCCGGAACTGGTATTTCAGTCGCATCCGGTACTGGCCCGATTCCTGTAGTCACAAACTCTATGGCAACTGAAATCACCGCGTCTGGTGACATAATTGTTGGAACTGGTTCAGGAACTTTCGATAATTTACCAATTGGAACTACGGGCCAAGTTTTAACCGCCGATACAACAGTTTCGCCATATAAAGTGAAGTGGGCCTCTCCTGCGGCTGCTGGTTTTGTGGGATGTTCGGTTTATGCTTCGTCAAATCAAAGCATAAATAACGCAACTTTCACCTACCTCAATTTTAATAGTGAAGAATTTGACACAGATAGTTTTCACGACAATTCTACCAATAACAGTCGTATCACCATACCAAGTGGTAAAAGTGGTAAATATTTAGTAGTGGGAAATGTTCACTTTGCTCCAAACGCAACAGGCGGAAGGTCATTCTATTTGTATAAAAATGGTTCGGCTGACATTTTTTCCATTGATATACCGACAAGTTCTGCCACTTACGATACTTCCCAAAATTTTTCTTTAATTAGAGATTTGACTGCTGGTGATTATTTACAATTAAGAGTTTATCAAACTTCTGGTGGCGCTTTAGATGTTGTTAATGGTATCAATGATTGTCGTTTTCAAGTTCAATACTTAGGAGCCTAGTATGGATTTATTCACACAAATTACAAATGTTTATCCTGAATTGACAGATGCCGATTTTGGTCGTAATGGTTCTATTGCTTTATTTGATGACGGCGATGGAATTCAATACATTGGCAAATGGGAATACTCAAAACCTATCCCTGAAGGGCTTGTTTTAGGCAAGCCCTAACAGGGCATAATCTTGAGGGATTGTTGCCGGATAGTCTTATAATCGGGAGCTTATGGCGAAACTATGCAAGGCCGGGCAACAGCTAAGGGAGCAGATTGATGACGATTATCCTAATCGCGATCGGAGCTCTGACGGCTGGATTGCTGACGCTCGGCATATTGCTAAGGGCAATTCTGACCATATACCAGACGGCGGAGGAATTGTCCGAGGACTGGACATAGACGCCGATTTAGGCGCTCACAAAGAAGAAGCTTTTGCAGTAGTTGAAAAGCTGCGGAAACTAGCCAAGCGCGGAGATAAGCGCATCAAATATCTAATTTACGATGGTCGGATAGCCTCCGGTATAATGAACTGGAGATGGCGTAAGTATCGAGGGGCTAATCCCCATCGATCTCACTTTCACATCAGCTTCACTACTCTGGGAGACAAAGACGATTCTTGGTTTGACCTAGAAGGAGAAAAGCAAAATGCTAAACGATTTGAAACTGGCCGGAGCAAGCTGGCTAAAGACTTTTATAGCAGCAGCCCTAGCGACTTACCTAGCGGTGGGCTTGGACATCGAAGCGATTGTCAATGCCGCTGCCGTAGCTACAATTCCCAGCATAATCAACTGGCTTAATCCGAAGTACGAGCGTTACGGCAAAGTCCGTTAATGCCAACGGAGGTCGCTGGCTTTATTGCATCCGTCCTCGGATCAATTGGCCTACTAATCGCTGGACTTAGATACATAATAAAGCTTGAGAACCTTCCGCTGATTTCTCGACTCGATAAGTTAGAATCCACCCTTGAGACAGCTCTAAGGGAAAGGGTCGTAAGTGCCAGCGCAAAGAAAACGCGTCGCTAAAAAAGCAAAGAAGCCGATTAAACGGCGTCGCATAAGCCCTAAAGAGCCTCCAACTAAACTTGATTATTGGGCAATAGCCTGTCAAGAAATTTACAAATCTTGTCGTAATGCCGGAATGGATGAAGGCACAGCTCTTGCGTTTGCTATGGATCGCAGTTCTTGGCCGGACTGGGTCATTGATGCCAGCGATCCGATTAGGAAAATCGGCTGGGAAGATGGGGAGTCGGACAACTGACCTACTTCCGGGAAGTCGAACTCTTTGAGGCGCTGAAGGCCGAATATCCGGACTTGACGCCACTATCGGCGACCGACCGATGCGATGGGGTAACTCATAACGCTTTCATCGAAATGAAGTGCCGGAGAACCCACTATGACCGCCTAATGATTGAGAAGCACAAGTGGGAATTCTTGGCCGATATAAGGGCTAGAACGGGCTCTAGGACGCTTTATATCAACGCCACCCCACAGGGAGTCTATGAGTTTGATTTAGGGGCTCTAAATGAGCCTGAATGGGTTTTAAAGGTACTTCCCACAAAGACCGACTTTGCCAATAGTCAAAAGGTCGAAAAGCCAGTCGGCTTTCTACACATTGAGGAATCTCGACTATTACTTATCTGATTTACGAGGTGGAGGATATCCATCGAACCATCGATGAGCATATCGATTTATTTGACGACACACCCCAGCGCCAATTGCGATAAATCCATTTAATCCCTTACGCTAAAGCCCTAATTCGATTTTCGGATTAGAGAACAGGGAGCAAATGATAGAAAAACCTAAGTTAATTTCATTTGATACCCGAGCGCAAGCTTGGACGGATGGAACGCACTTTGTCGCTGGAACTATGATTCGGCGTTATGCAGTATCAAAACTAGGCCGAAAAGACACAAGAGGCCGTTTATCAAAAGCCGAAATATCAGCGTATTTCCTTGACACTTATGGAGTGAGCGCTGATGTCAGATAACCAGTTGCTTTTCCTAATGATTGCCATTCCAACAGCGATTGTCTGGTGGGCAATGATTCGAGCTGAAAACAAAGAAGCTGAGGCTTTCCAAAAGGGCTATGAGAGAGGGCTGGCTGATGGCCGAGTTATCAGATCGAGGGCTTAATGAATGGATTGAAGAAGCCCTCAACACTCTTAATGACCGCGGATTCGAATATGGTGATCCGCGGGACAACCTATTACGCATTTACAAATTATGTCGCGCCCTCGGTGTTCAGCTGCGAGACCCATCTGAGCTGGCATTGGTGTTTATCGCGACAAAACTCAGCCGAATGGTGGAAAGCCCAATGCGGGAGGATTCGTATCTCGATCTCATTGGATATTCCGCTATCTTGGCTAGAACCCGATTTACCGATTGGAGCGACTTTGGCGCTTTTGAGGAATAGCAATATGAATCAATATTGCGATTATTGCAAGATGCGATACGCCCATTTATCAAGAAGTGGGGAGTTGCATCCATTAGCCCGTAAGCCAGCATATTGGAAGATAGTTAGCGAACATCCTAAGCGCAAAGGGGTCACTCGATTCTATTGTTTAGAGTGCGCAGCTGATATGCAGAACTGGCCTGATGGGACATTTTATTCATTAAAAGAGCAATTACAGGATGCGCTAAAAGATACAGCGCAAAGGGAGGCAATAAATGTCGAATTACCTAGATGATTATGTCGGAGTGCAAGACCGGCTTCGGACCTTTATCAAAGATTTTCCAGATTACAGAATTAAGACCCATTGTTTAGCCGAATCACTAGTAAAGGAGTGCGATGTCTATATCGTCAAAGTGGAACTCTATCGAACTGAAGCTGATCCGAATCCTTTTGCTACGGGTCTATCGACGGAGTCAAAGAGCAAGCAATATGCATTGGAACTTGCAGA